GTAGCAGTCGAGATGTCGAAACTTAGCGGTGGGAGTAATGACCCCACGTTTCACTATGAATATTTTGAGACAGCCGTTGGGCAGAAGCATTTCTAAACTGTGTATGGACCGGGGCGCGAAGCCTAAGCGAATAACCCGGGATGAAGTACGTGAGTAATCTTGTGTTCTAGAACACTCTTGCTGTTCGAAAGCACTTGACAAAGCTGCAGTGTCGAAGCATAAATGGATTTCGATTCATGGGCATTCCCGTGGTCGATTCCTTTGTGCTTGTCGATTTTCTTCAATGATTACGATGAGCCAAGGAATTTGTACCGCCGCAAACAAAATTGACGTTGTTTCTAAAGAGGGCACGTCAGGCTCTACGGGGCTAAACTACTCTACATGTGTGTGTGAAATGTGTGTTAGAGAGCCACAAGATGGACAGGACCAACAAGTTAGGTCTGTCGTGTCGGCTATACGCGACAAGTTATTTATGCGTGGAGGTTTAGATTTAGAACCTATACAGGAGGAAGATGAACCCTCCGAGAGTGTGTGTGTGCGTGAGGAAAATGAATCGGGAGACGAAACTGATTCCAAAGAGAAGTCTAACAGAGTTACTTCTCAAATCAAAAGAATCAATGACAAGCTCACAGCTGCGCGAGTAGATGTGAAGAAAGCTTGTGGATTCGATATAACTGATGACATGATACGCAAGTTAGAAGGCGCGTCAGCATATGTCATCGCTTTGTGTGAAACACGTAGCCTCATAGGTGCAATTTCCGTGACGCTACTGTATATTCAAACACACACGAGCAAATCCATAACTAGCTCAGTTTGTGATCTAATGGACCAAGTGTTCAATAGAAGTTCAGCTGAACAACAAGCGGATGATGACCCGGAATGGTTGGTCATGATGCGCAATTTAAAAGATAACTGGAGAGATGTTCGTAAATGTTCTATGTTTACTGAATTATCCAACCTCCTTGGTCTTTTTGTTGTTGCTGGTATGTGTGAAGCGTCCACTGTGACATTCCACATTAAAGGATTTAAGGTGTTTGCTCCGAAGATTATGGATAAACACGCAACCGCATTTGATGTTATCGATGCAATTTGCGAGACAACCACTTTCTTTGTTGAGAAAATGTATGTTTGCTATAAGACAAGATCCTTCCTCTCTATTTTTATAGATGATGATGAAGGTATAAAGCTTGATGAGCAATATGCATCACTTGAACGCCAATGGAAACTCGTGCAGTGTGGAAACCTTGAATCGATCGAAGGTGTATCGGTTCAACAATTTTCTGGTAATATGGAAGATTATTGTAACAAGGTTAAGATTATGCTTAAAACAATGCAAGGTATGGAAAAACGAATCCTTCAGGGAAAATATTCCAAAATTCTGCAAATGGTGAACGATTATGTCGTTTTACAGCAGAGCGCTGGAGTTAGAGAAGCTCCCTTCGCTATTGAACTCTTCGGAGAAAGTAGCCAAGGTAAAACAACTTTTGGTGATCAATTAACTGATGCTTTATTAGCAGCCGGTGGATATGATTACGCGGACAAAACGTTGAGAGCACCATATAACCCTGAGGAAGAATTCATGTCAACTTGGTCTTCGAATAAGTTGGTCATGCAATTAGATGAATTGTGTAATACGAAAAGCAATTTCGTATCACGACCACCCACTCAAGCGATTATTGATGTGTGTAACAACCAACCCTTTGTTGCCAATATGGGTGACTTAGACAAGAAAGGCAAAGTACTTGTACAGCCAAAGGTTGTTGTCGTAAGCACGAACAAAAAGGACTTAGATGCAGCACTGTATTCTAATTGTCCTTATTCCATACAACGCCGCATGCACGTAGTAGTTACTGTGCAAGCTAAACCGGAATTTCAGTACCAAGTAGATGGTGAGACACAAGGATTGGACTCATCTAAAGTTTTTGAACACAATGAACGTTTGAAGGCCCAAGGTCGCGAACCACAATTCGACGATATTTGGTCTTTAACTGCGGAAGTTGCAGTCAAACCGACCCGTTCGAATGAAACTACTAGTGCTACATGCAACCCTCAAAAACGAAGAGGGAATGATGATGGATTACCGAGTCAAGCATACAAAAATGTCGATCCTATGACGACAGTGGCGAAATATAGACCACTCTTTTACACTAATTCTTATGGTGTGACAGTTCCAATGGTTGGGGTGAGTATCAAAACTATGATACCTTTCCTCACGGAACTATTTTTAAAACATGAGCGCAATCAGCTCGCTATTGTTGAGGCAAAACGGAAACGTAGTGACTTGATTTTATGCGGAGTTGATGGCTGCACATGCGTGAGAGGATATTGTCACAAACATCCAGAGGAAGAGGAAGACAGCGATGATCTAATCTTGCATGAGCAAGACGGTTATGAATTTGGAAACATTTTATATGCTGGTATGGACAAGTTGTGGGCAGTTACAGGTGTTAAAGCGAAGTTACAAATGCAAGTTTTTGGAACCAAGGCGGAGACATCGGTGACTAATTGTTTGGTGAAGAACGCCAACAATTTCTACAAACGTTGGGATTGGTTGACAATTTTTCCAGAATGGATGGTGATGGATGCTAGAGCACAGCAGTGCTTAATGCTATTACACGAGCAAGAATTAGAGAGGCAATACTATGTACGTACTATAATACATGCATTAGCCCCTGTTCTTGTGAAGCTCGTGTTTGCAATTACATTTAAAGCACCAACAGTATTATCAAACTTCGCAATGATGTTTGTTATGTATCAATGTTTAGTCGAACAATGGAATTTAGTTGAGACTATCAAATACAGGTTTTGCAAGCAATTGGTAAAACGCAATTCTGTATCACCCATGATTAAAGGGTGGCGTGACAAATATGCTGGAAAGATAATAGGAGCAGTTACTATAATTGCAGGCTTATATTTATTGGCAAAGTTTTACAAACGTTGGATGCAACCTACTGAGGATCAGGGTTCATTAGAACCCAAAACCAAGGAAGAGGTTGAACAACGTGATGCCGAGAAAAATGTTTGGACTCAGGTCACACCAAGACCTTTACCCATGTCTGAAACATCCAAGACTGCAACGAGTGATCAATTGAAAAATCGCGTTGAAAAGAACTTAGTGTACGGATCAATACATGATGAGAATGGCAAAACACGCATGGTTAATGCGTTATTTGTTAGGTCCAATGTATTATTATTACCGTTCCACTATTTCAAGGAAACAGAGAAGTTGAATGTCACTTTTAGGAAAGCTAATCCTGAACATTCTGGGGGGAAATTTGTAGCAAAATTGACAAAAAGCAAATCGTATCACATACCTGATACTGATTTATGCTTATGCTACACTCCAACAGGAGGATCGTGGAAAGACATCACCGAATGGTTTCCACAAGGGTGCGTCGCTAATCATGAATTTAGCCTAGTTCGTAGGAATAAGGAAGGAGTAATTGAGGAGGCGCGAGGACTTGGTAGAGCAGAGATGACTGGATACAAGAATTGCCTTTTCTTTGGCATCAAATATGAAACACTAACCATCAATACTTACAAAGGATTGTGTGGAGCAGTGATTATCAGTCGAGGCTCTGGATCGTGCATAACAGGTATGCACGTAGCCGGGAAGGAAAATACTCCCGAAGGTATAGCATGTTCATTAACTCAAGATCAGTTGAGGAAAGGATATGAAGCTATACGGTCGATGCCTGCAACAATTTTAACTGGAGATGCAGTCAATTTTGAAACAAAAGTGCTCGATACAAATATGATGGAACAAGGAGGTTTACATGCAAAAAGTCCATTAAACTTTATGCCCGAAAACTCTCAAGTCAATTATCATGGTAACTGTATTGGATCAGTGTCACCAAGTACGGATGTGAAAAACACTCCGATAAGTGATATTGTTGCTGAAGAAACAGGTGTCATGAATATCTATGGTCCTCCAGTAATGTGGCCTGCATGGTTCGGATGGCAGAAATGCCTCGAACAAATGTCCACGCCTGGGATTCCTTTTGATCCAGATCTCGTTGACGTATGTGTGGAAGACTATTTGTCTGACCTACTCGTTATCGCCGAGAGTGAATTGTGGAAGGATGCAAAACCATTAGAATATGATGAGAATATGATGGGTATGAAAGGTTTGAAATTTATGGATGCAATCAAAATGTCTACAAGCATTGGATTCCCATTAACCGGCCCCAAACGTGATTATATTACTGAATGGGTTGATGAAAATGGAGATCTGAAGCGTGAATTTTTAGACGTGATTAATGCAGAAATCGATAGGTGCGAAAATTGCTACAAACGTGGCGAACGCGCATTTCCGATAGCAAAAGCATGTAAAAAAGATGAAATTTTGGCAAAACCTAAATGTCGTATCTTTTATAGTAATCCTATTTCCATGACGTTTTTAGTACGCAAATACTACTTACCAATTCTGCGGATAGTGCAGATGAATCCATTAGTGTCCGAATGTTCCGTTGGCATCAATTGCCACGGTCCAGAATGGCAGCAATTCCATGACCATGTCATGAAATTTGGAGATGGTAGTATTATAGGTGGTGATTATGGTAACTACGATCAGAAAGTGCCGTCTCAGTTACTTTTAGCTGCATTGCGGATCATGATTGATCTTGCAAAGAAATGCAACTACACTGATGATGATATCAAGATTATGGAAACCATGGCCGGTGATTTGGCCTTCCCACTTATTGCGTTTAATGGAGATTTGATTGGTCTCATGGAGGGATCCCACATCAGTGGAAATTCTCTCACTTCTGTCCTTAATGGGATTGTAGGTTCATTGAACTTGCGATGCGTGTTCTTTACGCAATACCCACCAGATAAAAATGGAAAGAGGTTAAAATTTCGAGACCATGTCAAGATTATGACATATGGCGATGATAATATCGGCACTGCTGACAGTAAAGTAGTGCCAAAATTTACGATTAAGAATATTTCGAAAATGCTCGAAGAACATGGTCAAACTTATACCATGCCGGACAAAACATCTGAACTAACTGATTACTTAGATCCGGAAGAATTCGAATTTCTTAAAAGAAAAACTGTATTTTGCCCTAAACGCGGTGTGCATGTTGGAGCTTTGGTAGATAAATCCATTTTCAAAACTTTGCACTGTTTTATGCGTGGCAAATCGTGCCCCCATACGGAAGAGATGGCGTGCGCTATGAATATTGATACTGCTCTGGGTGAGTGGTTCAATCATGG